CACTACATCCTGATCAATAACTAAATCGAAATTATTAATAGTATCAACTCTATGCTCACTTGTCAAATCTTTAATGATGGTGAGTTCATTCGAAAAAGTAGTAAATCCAGATAATGAACTCTTTATTATCTCAGTATCTGCAAAATTTTTCATCCCACTTACATGAACTAAATTTTCAACTGGAGATTGTTGATCTCTATATGTAATAGGACTTTTTATCGAATAAGAAAGATTTTGATAATAGTCATTATTGGGAGTTAATTGATAATCTTCACTCAGTTTTCCAGTTTCATTATTCCATCCAATATTTTTTAAGTTAGAATATTTTACATTAAATATTCCATCATTAGATACTAAATCTTTGATAAGTGCTATATTTCCAGAATCATTTCCAATAATTGTTTCTCCAATAGACAAATCATAAAAACCGGAAACTTTCAAAGATACATCATTGCTTTCAGTTACTTTTAAATCCCTAATTATTCCATTAGATAATAATTTTTCTCCAACTTTAAATGTGGATGGTTTTTGTAATATTTCAAAAACTGGATAGTCCGACTTTTTAATAATTGTTGCACTAAAATCTTGAACTATTTTCGCAGTTCCTATATTTGATGTTAATTTATCAGAAACTTCTATTGTTACAGTGTCATTAACACCAGTATTATCATAGTTAGTTACCTTTAAAAATCTATATCCATAATCAGATGAATTAAATCCATCACCAATAGATCCTGATTTTTGTATTCCTTCTATAAAAACTTCATCTCCTTCTTGGAATGGATCTTGTCTAAAAGTTGCTATACCAAGAATTGTTGGTGTTGATATTGTACATTTAAAAGTATTTGAAGTTAGAGTTTCAACCTTTTCTACAGATATTCCATTACTGTTGTTAACTGTAAATATTTCCGTTCCAACATCCGGTAATCCTTTTGGTTCCGAATTGACTCTAGCAGAAACTATAGAAGAACCTACGATTGTAAAATCTATTAATCCTGAGTCAATAACACTCCTATCGGAGGAATTTATTAACACATAATCTGGCAATTCAGTATATCCCTTACCTCCACTAATAACGGTGATTTTTTCTATAGTATTTGAATTTTCCAATACTATTGTTGGAGAAGCTAATACTTTAGGTCTTAATGTTTTGTCTGAAGAATATGTAAATCTATCATTAATTGTTCTCAGTTGACTTATGCTTCCAATTTTTTTGGATCTTGGAATAATAGTTAAATTATTCCCAGAAGAAGAATTTGTAGACTTTAAAGTTGGAAGTTTTTTATATGAATTTCCCGATGAAATGATATTTAAAGAATTAACGGGTCCAGATGATCCTATTGAAACTGTAGAATATTCTAATATATCACATTCTGTAGAAGAATATGAAACTCTTTCTGGAGACTTTGCGAGATTTATATTAAATGTTGTCGTCCCAATTCCACTAATTGTATATGAATTATTATATGTACTATCTACATATAGAATTTCATTATTATTAACAACTTCAATATTACTGGTGCTGATATTTCCAGATTTTTCTAAATTATAATAAAGTTTATATGGAATAGAAGAATCATATTTGAGTGTTAATGAAGCATCGATAGAAACACCAACCGTTCCTACTCCAGAAACGTTAAATGTTGAAGTTTTTCCAGTGGACTTAAATTCGTCTTTAAAATTTTCATCCTTATATATTTTAAATTCATATCCTTCTAAACTTGAATCACTTAAATCAAATACTAAATCATTATTTTTAATTACCTTTATTTGGGGGTTAATTATTGATATTGATTGACTCGATCCCCCAGTATTTGCAAAACTAACTATATTTTTGGTTTTTCCAAATACATCAAGATAAGTTTTTCCAAATTCTATATTATCATCATCAACTTTGTGTACAAAATATTCTCCATCATCAACCGGTTTTGTTGAATCATCACTTGAATATAAAATTTTATCTCCAGTTTCTAATCCATGAGAGTTTAATGTAATGTAGTTAGTAGAAGTACTAATATTTGAAGAACTAAATCCAATCGGATTAAAAACCAATGATCCCAAAGTATTCAAGACTCTTATAGCAGTTGAAGTTCCTATACCAACACTCAAATTTGGTTGAACATTTAACGTTATACTATCTCCGTTAGAAAGATTATGAGATGTTGAAACAGAAACTGTAGTTTCATTTTTATCAACATTTCCCAATAATTGAATAAAAGTAGATTCTAAAGAATATTTGTCACTATCATCTCCATTATCGTGGAAAAATAATTCTTGTCCCCCAATTTCAGTTTTTAATCCAATAATATTTGGACCTTTATTGATAGCAAAAACATTTGATGGTGATGGAAGACCAGTTGATGATCCCCCGTCTGTAGAAATTTGCAATCCAGTTGTGTCTGATGTGACAACAAGTGGTTGATTTGTTTTAAATGGGTGATTTTCAATGTAAATAGATCTTGCAAGAATTTGTCTCGTCTCATTTGTCTCACCAAAAACAAATGATGTTGAATATCCAACACCAGTATTGATACCAACACCTACAGATTCTTTGGGATTAAAAAATACTTTATCATTTACTTTAGAATTAAATTCATCTACCGATTTTAGAAATGTAAATGAATCTGGCAAAAATGTGACCGCAGTTCCAACAGTATGAGATACACCTGTGGCACCTCTCTGAACCCTTAAAATATTTTTATCTCTAAATGATCCCAGAACGCTTAAAGTTTCATTTCCAATAGTAATACTACTTCCTACAGATATTTGATTTGGAATTGGAAAAACATATATCTCGGTTGTAAATCCGACAGCAGCAGTGGATAATATTGTAGAGATACATCTTCCCGTGTCATAAGAAGGGACATTAATTCTATAAGTCCCATTTAAAAATGGTGAACTTCCAAATCCAGATATTGTAACATAATCTAAATTTTTAAAATTATGATATGGTAAAACCGATACTTTTATTTCATTTTTAGATTTCCAAGTAAAAACTGAATTAGTTTCGGATATAGAAGTTGTTTCTATATTAGTAATACTTTTACCTTTTACAGAAGCAACTTCAACTTTTAAACCATTTCCAGATGTTCCTGTATTATCAAAAATAAGTTCATCTCCGACCTTATAATTTTCTCCAGAACTTTGAATATCTATGGTTTCTATAGGTCCGGATGTTACAGAAACAACTTCAACTTCTTGTCCTAAAACATTACTAGTCTCATTAATAAAATCATAGTCAGAATTCTCTTCAGATACTTTATATGGTAGAGTATTTCTTAACAAATTTGAATTATTAAAATCAAAAGATTGGTCTAAATCAGAATCTGAAATTAATTTTGATTTATATACATTTCCTATAAAATAAGGAAATTCTTCTGTAGCATGATATGCATAAACTCCATTAGGAAATTCTGGAGTTTTTTCATATCTTCCATTGTATTGATCTAAATCCTTTCCTGCAGTAAATTTATAATCTTCTACGAAGAAACCATTACTAAATCCAGATGGTCTATCATCAACGTTTGATATATCTAAGACATATCCAGATTCTAATTTTTTCTTAACAGAATCTCTATTTTCAGGGTCACTATGTCCACGAGAATTATAAATTGGATTTCCGTCATATGCCCATCCAATTATTTTAAGACCACTATCATCATCTCCAAAAGATGTTTTTAGTTCATCAAAATAACTTAAAACAGAATATTGTAATTTATCTTTTCCTTTTTGTAGTGATTGTCCCGAAGAAAATCTTGCAACTTTATCATTAAGTTGTAGTTTTCTTATATTTGAATTAATGATTTGTTTTTTGCCGGAAGGTACTATTTGGATTTTTGTTGTTTCTTGTAAATATCCCGCACCGGCATTAATAACTTTAACCTCAGTTATTTGACCATTATTAATTACAGCTCTTAATTCTGCTCCCGTTCCAGATCCAGAAACAATCAAATCTGGAACTGAATAGTATTCAATTCCATTATATGCAACAACAACACTATCAATAGATCCATTTACAATAACAGGTTTCAGTTCGGCAAATCTACCATTTTTTACAGAAATCCTAGGATTCTTTTGATAATTTAATACTGTAGAACCATATCCAGTTCCATTTTCATACAAATACGTATCTATTATACTTCCTTTTACAACAGGAGTCGTAACTAACTTTTGAGTCTCAGATGTAGTTCCTAAACCTACAGGATTATATTCAATAGAAACTGAAATGTCTGGATATTTAAAATATTGATATCCATTACCAGTGCTTTGCAAATTTATATAATTTTTTGTTTCATAGTTGGATGTTATTGTTCCCCCAATTCCGGCATCACACAACCTAAAAGAATCATTATCAACTTTCAATATCTGATATTGATTTGCTGAATTTAATCCAGTTATACTAGTTGTTTCATAATCATATTCTATAATTTCACCATCATTAAAATTATGATTTTTAAAATTAATCGTATTTCGAGTTGTAGATATTCCTGTAGGTTTAACAATTAATTTTCTATTAGTATATCCTTCACCTTCATTAAGAATTTTTACGTATGAAACTTGTTTTTTTGATGCTAGTGTTGAAAATTTATGAAGACCTCCAGTCCCCGTATATATTCCAACGGTGTTAATTCCCGCTTGCTGATCTTCGAGAGTGTTAAAAAGTGTTATTGCTCTTGCACTGTCTACATTGGCATAATATACTGAATCATTTGGTAGTTTGTAATTATTAATTACCGATCCAAGAAGTATAGGATCATTGCCTAGAGAATTATAGACAATTTGCTCCCCATTTGAAAAATTATGATTTTTTAAAAATAAAATTTGATTAGTGCTTCTTACAACTCCACCACCATTAGTAAATGATTCCCCATCAAATAAAACTTCTCTAGACTTCTGTACTAATACTGGTTCAATAGAAGCTCCTTTACCATTTCCACCACTTATACTGATAGATGTGATATTATTAATATTATAATCCTGAGAGTCTATATATACTTTTTTTAGTGATCCACTAATTACTGGTTGAATTTTTGCAGTATTTCCTGCTCCTACAGCAACATCAATTAAAGGTAGATTAATTACATCAAAATCTTCACCTCCGGATAAAATTTCAGTACTTTCAATGGGTCCATAATATACAAAATCTTTAGATTTATAATTACTAATTTCCACACCATTTATTAGCATTCCCGTGTATCCGGGCAAAGTTTCTGTGCCTAATCCATTTTCAATATTTTTTCCCAAAGGAAACTTTCTCAAAATTCCCTGTATTCCAAGATTTTTATCTATTTGAGAACTTAAAATAAAACTATGAGTTCCAATACCAGAACTTGGTTTTTCGAAAGATAAATTGTTTCCAGATTCTATTAGGTTTGGAGAGGCATATAATTTAAAAGATCTTGAATCTTCTGCCTTTTCAACATAATAAAATCCAGTAGAGAGACCAATTAATGGTTCACCTTCAGAAGAATAATATACTTTATCTCCAGTAATGAATGGAATATCGGGTTCACTTGCTAATGGTTTAAACTGCGTAAACTTATTATTCGAATCTTTACCACCAATATTGTCAGTGTTATTAACATTGAATGCTACAACTGAGGCATCAATCTCATATCTATACAGACCCTTCTCATCCTTTATATCTTTTACATCTATAGTCTGTGATGGTAAAGAATTTGATGCCACATATGCATATTCTTCCCCATCTACGTACAAATTCAATACGTCAGATAATATAGAACCACTTTTAAAATTTTCACCAGATTCTGATGATTTATTTAATTTTCTTCTTAAATCATATGAAGTCTTTATACTTAAATTTGGCCTATTTGTAAGAGTTAAAGTATTTTTTCCAGAATCAATAGTTTCAATAGAAACAGTACCAGAAGTAGATTTAACTACTGTTTCACTATTTTTTTCTAATATCTCAACCTCATCTCCAAATTTTAAACTAGATTTATTAATAATAGATTCTAACTTTATACCCAAGTTTCCACTTTCACCTGTAGTGAATTTGTGTCTTGTACTTGTATTGTAAATCCACGAATTTGCAAATATTTCCTTCCAGTTATTGGAATTATCTTTTATCTTATCACCTATATTTTTAACTAATAAAATATCTCCTTCACTAACTTGAAAATCTTCAGATTCTTCTACTATATCATCAGTAACCCCAAGAAGAATTATCTCAACTTTTTTTGATGTGTCTCCATCTTCATATGAAAAATAAGTATCTTCAGATGATACTTCTGAAGTTTTTGCAAACTCTTTTACTCCAGAACATCCAATAAACTGATTAACAGTTTTTTTGCTATATGAAACTTTATTATTTTCGCAAGTAATGCTTCCAGATTCTGGAAATCCTACAGTAGAATCAACAGTCAATATTGTATCACCTTCATTTGAAGACTCTACTAATTTTGTATTTGGAGTAATAATAAAATTTCCTTGAGTAGAAGATACTTTATCATTATTTCCAACATATAACTCAATCTTATAAAAATCTTTTTCCTTTCTAGTAAATTTTTCTACAAAAGATACTGAAGCGTTTGTATTTAAATCATTACTTTTAAATAAAGTCTGTCCAGATATTTTTAACGGATCTCCTGATATTACTTTTGCAGTACAAACTTCTCTTCTTACATAATTTGCAGAAGATGGTTTTATTAGATAATTCTCTAAATTTATAATAGATGGAATTTCTCCAAAAATAACTTTAAATAATATTTTTATGGATTCATCTGTACCTTTAGACTCATAAAAATCTTTTGCTCTTTTTATAAAATTACCAACATCCAGTTTTTCAGATAAAGTAATATCTTCCAAACCAGGAGTAAAAGTATATTTTAATTTCTTATAAAATTCTTTTAAAAATAAAGAACTTAAATTTTGAACAGTTGATCCAGAAGAATGTGCTTCTGCAGTGGAAGTAGAAAATACAAGTTCTTCTTGGTTTAAATCTTGATGATAATCAGTAATTCCACTAAAACCTCTAATACAACCAGTAAAACTATTTGTAGTTAATCCGGTGTATGTAATAATTTCATCGTCGATTTTAAGAATTCCATATTCATTTGGAAATCCCTTTGTACTAGAGACACTGATAACAGTAGAATCTGATAATAATTCTGCTTCTAAAGTCGTATTATCTACAATAACTTCTGGTTTTAAGTTATCAACCTTTAAATATTGATCAAGGTTGTCTGTAATATCAGAAGGTCCACCCTGATATTCTTGCGAAATATAATATTGCTTTAAAAAGTCAACTGTTTTAGGACTTTCGTCCAAAATAAAACTTGGAATCTGGCTATTGATAAGGTCTTGTACCTTTACCTTAGATTCAAATCCAGTCTGTATCATATTATTCTCTTATTAAATTTCCGTTTGAATAACTTGAAGTATAAAAATCATTGACAAATCTGGTTCCAGATATTTCATCTCCAGATGCAATCACATCTCTTACCATATTTATTGAGCTTTTAGAAGTATCTAATGAGATATACAAATCTCTCAGTCCCACTACATCATTGGACTCTGGGAAAGCCTGTATTTCTATTAAACCATTACTTAAAGAAGTTGATGTTATATTTACCGTACCTAAATTTATTTCCCCCTTTAGGTAATCCACTGTTCCTGCAGATTTTACAATAACCCTTACATTATCAGAAGAAACTCTTTTTACAATTGACAATACTCCAGTTTTTAAATCTGGATTTGGAACATCCGTCAAATATACTGTACCTTCTTCACCTGCAATATTAAATCCTGTAGATTTAATATTATATCCCTTCTCATTTACATGAAATCTATTTCCATAGCATAGTTCATATTGTGCAAACACATTAAAAACCGGTCTCAAATCTCTACGAATAATAATTTTTGTAATATTTGATGTAATTGAAGTGCTAGTATTGTCAATAACCTGTTGCATTTTACTATATTTAAATCTTCCACCAAATTTATTTACATCAAAAGACTGAGAATATTTTTCAATTGAATTTGTAACTAATGCTTTAAGTGAGTTTGGAGATGATGACTGTGAATAATTATAATAAACATAACTATCAAGTTCAACGTAAAGTATTTTAAGATCTACTATTTTTTGATTTATTCCAGAAATTGAATATTGTTTTATTTTAGAAAGTATTTGAGATTTATCAAAGTCGGAAACAAATGTTCCGTTCTTTGGTTTAATGCTTATTTGAACCGTCCCAAATTCTGGCGGATCTAATTCTTCTCCACCGACAATTGATACCGATTCCGTATTTGGGTATATTTTTTTTATAATAGCTTCATAATCTCTTGATGTAACTGCTCTATATTGGGAGGAGTATAATTTGGGGGCAAAGTACTTAATCGAATCTATCGATTCAATTTCTCCACCATTGATCGATGATTGATTTGTTGTTACTACAACTGTACCTGGATCTATGATATTGCCTGAAGAATTTTCTAAGGTTCCAGAAAAAGAGAAGTTGCGAACCCCATTACCATCTCTTCCATCAGTTACAATATAATTTGCAGTAATGACTGTTCCATCACCAGAATCTCCCAATTTTTTACCAATTAAATCATCACCAAATCTTAATTCATATTTTTCATCTTGAACTTCATTGAGAAAATAAACTCTGGAATTTTTTCCAATATTAAATATATTTTCAGACAATGAGTATTCTAGTCCAAGTCCACTTGCATTAGTTTTTTTAACATAAACTTTAACTGTTGAGGTATCAATGAATGAATTATCTAAAATAAATTTTTGATTCAATGATCCATCATATATGAATTGATTTGTTAAGAATATTCCCTGATAAACATCAATGTTACTGAAAGAAGCTACACCATTTTCAACATTCACTACAATGTCTTCGGGTACTGCAAAAGTATATGAAGTGTCACTTACATTCCCTACACATACTATTCCTGCTTTAAGAGTAAGTGTAGTAGTATCTAAATCACTTATTGTAAAGGATATTTGCGCTTTTGATGCATTTCTAGATCTTGGAACGTATCCAATATTTCCTGCAAGAGAAACAACATTTTCACGTAAAGTTGCTGAATCTAAAAAAGATTCGTTCACAACCATATTGGAGTTAAATGCTGTAATATAGGTATTATATGCTAATATGTCAATCAAAACTGACATATTGGACCCTTCATAATCAAAGTCCTTAAAGTCACTGTTCGCACGAAGATAATCCTTAATGGATGTCTTTATCTGATCAAAATCTAGATTTGTATATTTTGTAAAAGGCATTTTATCTGGTTGCCTCTAAGAGGAATGAATATTCTTGTCTTGGAAACTCTTGACCAACAATATCAAATACTATAGTTACATCAAAGGCATTTTGATCAGGATATGGATTTACTTCAACAATCAAATTTGCCACTCTTTCTTCGAAGTTATTAATTGCTATTTCAATCTGATCTCTAATTATCGATGCAGTACCAAAATCAACAAATTCAAATAAACTCCTTCTTACATCAGATCCTAATAAAGAATTAAAAAATCTCTCAGTCGGTAATGTTTCTACAAGATTTCTTACCGAACGACGAATTGCACTTTCATTTTTTAAAACGGGGAGATCATTTGTAATTGGATGAGGTTCGAAAGATAAACTAATATCCTTAAATGACCTCGATATCCTTTGAGATGCCATTGTTAAAGAGTTTTCTTAATTTTATTTATACCTTATTCCTGAAGATTCTTTTGATTTTCTTCTAAATCATCGTGCATGATCTCTTGAATCACTCTTTCCTTATTATCCTTAGTATTTTTTGATAATGACCAGTAATCTGTCGTTAAACTTGTAGTTCCCCATACTTCTCTCATATAGTTTTTATTTCTATCTACAGGTAAGTTTCCCATTTTTGCTCCTGATTTGTGAAAATCAGAACTTTTAGAGGGGTTGCTATCCCTTTTTTTATTTATTTTCGCGTTCTTTTGCCGTTTTCCAAAAATATTCATCCTCACGACCCATTCCAAGTCGTTCATTTCCATTTTCAACTTGATAATATTGAGTTGAAACCTTAAAATCGGGTATTTTTGGTTCAACAGGAGTTAAACTATTGTCAAAAATACGTAATCTGTTGTTTGGATAGAGTGCATATTGTCCATTTTCAAGTTCAATTAGGTTATGAGACTTATGTTCGGCAGGATTTTCACTCGTTGCCCAGTCAACATAGTCTGGATCATGATGATAATTATCAATTGTGCAGATATAAGTGCCTTTTACATTACCATGATCTCTTGTATAGCACTCAAAGTCCATTGAACCAATAAATTTCTTATCAACCGAGACGACTCCATAATCCATACAATTCCAAAACTGAAGATTTGGTAGGTTCATGTCAGGAGAAGGAGTCTTAGGAACCGAGACAAAGGCACTGATGGGCAATTTATCGTACATTGCCGCATACTCTGGTAAATATGTCTCAAAATAAAAAGCACGTCCAGGTATCGATTTAACCGATACCCAGACGCCTTTGACAAATTCACCATGCCCACTTTGATGATCTGTTAGATATTCTTTACGAACCCACACTTCTATTGAAGGAAGGTTTGCGATCAAACATGCCATGGTAACCTTTACATTTCTAAATGTATATATTACCGTCCTTGACCACGATACATCTTTCGTTTTCCATTGCGAGACGTAGCGGCATACTTAGTATTCTTACCACTCCCTTGACGAGTTTTCTTCGGCTTACCCGGCATAAAACCGTCTTTAACCAAACCAACTTTTGAACGAACTGCCATAATAACTCCTTAAATTTTAAACATTTTTGTCTCAAGATCTTGAGGTCTTGGAGAACCTTTCTGATAATACTCTATCGAAAGGTTCTCCATAATATCAAAGTATTCCTCCTGTGTCAATCCTTTATACAGAACCTCCCCTTTATGGAGAATTGTATATTCTGTCTCTGACATCAAATCACACGAGTCTTTTCGTGTCCAACGCGAATGCGAGGATCACACCAAATCTCAAATCCTGCTTCCTTTGCATCCAGACAGAAACTTACATCCTCTCCACACATATCCTGAACCTCTCCAGACTCAAAGACTTGCATCTTTGGTGCAAACCATGGATACTTCATCTCCTCGTTCTCAAAGACTCCGTGCTTAATCAATAACCATCCAAAGCCTGCATAGTCAACGGTAAATGGTTTGCGACGCTTTGAAATACTCTCCCCAGTCTCATGATTCATTACACCACCATTATTACGGAAGTCTTCCTCTTCCATCCAATGTGCCACACTCGTCGTGCGACCGTCCTCTGTCATATACCATCCACTGGCAATATCCTTGTCCATCAAAATTAATTGATAGAACTTCTCTGTGTTAAACACAATGTCACTATCAATCCATAATTGCCAATCATACTTTAACTTGCCATCCCAGGGAATTTGATCCGGTCCTCGCAGTACATTCGCACCAAGACACTTGCATCTTGCAAAGTTTACCATGGAGGAATAATCCTGCGAAATCTGAATACTTCCCCCTGCTTGTACAATGTCAAAACAAAGTTGTACAAAATTTTTGAGATATGTGTAGGAGACTCCTCTACCGGGAAGGCAAAATACAATGCTCTTGCCTCTGATCATCTCCCTTGCCTTATCATAGTCCCATTCTTGAGTGCTCTCTGATGGTTTGGGTGCCTTTGCTTTTACAGTAAATCCTTTTGCCATAATTCAGTAACGTTACTTCAGTATCATAACACTCTATCTATACACTGTCAATATTCTCACTCTCCAATATCACGAATTACAATACAATCATTCTCAACCTCGATGTTTACTTCTACTCCCTCGTACCATCCATTCTCATCACATATCCACTCAGGGATTATTACATAGTGCTCCCCAGTTACTGGATCGACCTCTATAGTCGTAAAATTTTCTTGCGGATTTTTTTGCATATCTTTTAACCCTGTTGTCATTTTTTATATATGAAAAATTTTTTTTATGAAAGAGAAATAAAGAGGTCGATCTGGGTCGTTTATAGCTTAGGGAAGTTGGGGGTTTTATATACGGGGCATCGGGCACGGCGGGCAACACATAAGGGGGCATAATACCCCCTACTGCTGATTCACGAACGAATGACTATGCTGTTAACAACCTGCGAATGTCTCTCTCTATTTGATTCAATGAGTGACGGCAGGAAGGTGTTGCTGATGTAGAAATTTTCTTTCCTGTGTGATGCCTCCAAACTAAATGACGTTTCGAACGATGTAACTCAAACCCATGAGATTTCATGAGTTTGGTGAGTGCTTTCTGATGTTTCATGATGCAACGGAGAACTTAGAATTGTTGAAGTTAGCAACACTGAAACGACGACGATCTACCAACTTAAATGTACCGAACTCAGTGTCCATAACATAACCCTCTGCAGAAATTTCATCCTGCCCAATGAACGCACGGGGACCAACGTTGCGACACTGATTCAGCAATTCTTCCTTCAAAACTATCATCAACCCATACAGGTGGCAGAGATTAGCATTGCCCAGAAAATCGTCGTCTGTGAGTGCCCAACCGTTACGCAGAGCACTGTTAACATTCTTCTTAATCTGTGCTGCTTCCTTATCAGAAACAAACTCAGTCTTAGACATCACCTCACGGATCAAATCTACGATCGGGGGAATCTCAAACCCGTCTGCACCTTGGTAATAATCACCAGACCAAATGTAGGTTTTGGGTTTCACAAATTTGCAGTAAGATGTGTCAGTGATAATGAACTTCATCGGGAACGCAATTGCACCCCTTAAATCATCATCAGCAATGTAGAAGGTGTGAGGTGCAACGATGATTTCCTGAGAGATTACCTCATCGAACTTGTAGGTGATTGTGTTGGGAGTATATTCGTCAGATCCACCGAATCCGATAAAATCCCCTTGGAAAATGCCATCTGAATGAGGCAACCAATCAAAACAAGAGTGCAGAATTGTTGCAACTTCACCGACATGGTTCGCATCAATTTCCTCATGAGATTCGTTGATTTTGATTTTAACTTTGTTGAAGACAGATTTGGTGCCAACGAAGAAGTTTCCGGTAGCAGGATTAGTGCCCCAAACGATTGCCGGAGCACCATCGATTTTGGTAGAAAGATTGATCTCAGACTTGAGAGATTGCAGGAACGAAGTGTCACCTGTCAGGATGGTATCTTCGGGATGTTCGATGTGAAGGTTTTGAGTCATGATTAAAGAGAAAAAGTGAAAACAATTGAGGGGGAATTTAACCCCCAGAGTTGTCAACCTGCCAGACGCATTCCGTCAACGAAAGGAATAGTCATCATCTGCTCAGTCTTGGTATCGACAAAGTTAACGAACCATTCAAATTGTTTCTGGAAAACATACTCACGTTTGGTTCCGCAAGTGTAACCGAACTCAGAAAGAAGTGCATTCAGACGTGACTTTGTGGTCTTTGACTGATAACCACCGTCAAACAGAGTGAGGGAGTCATCATCGATCGTTGCAATTTGATTGCCGTGGAGATAAACGAAACTTACACCTTCGATGTTGATAACTTCGGTGTTATCGCACTTCCAGTCAGTGTTACCTTTGATTGCGGCAATCATCTGCTGTTCGATCTTACGCATGAGAGAGAAGAGAAAGGGACTGGGGTCGTGGGGGGGTGTGCTCCCCTCCACTCCCTTAAGATAGTCGATTTTGGGCACCGTGCCAAAAAATTGTGCCACTTAGTCGATCGTCCACCCGCGGCTCCGATTCTCAATAATAAAAATACTTGAGAATCGACACGGTTAGTGTTAACGAAGAGGTTGCAGTTTCACAACCTCAGGCACACTATGATCCTCCCTTACGGTGTGAATGTGAAAGTGAGGATTGTTGCGTTGGCATGTTGCAATTGCCTCTTCTTTACTGGCACTAATGTATGCCAACTGATCACGCATAATGTGACCATTAGGACGTTCAAAACGACCGGAGATGATGAACTTAATTTCTTGCATTGTTATCAGTTACCGAAGAAAGCATCGTGTGCATCAAGGACGAAATCTATCACCTCATCGGTAGCACTCACGTCGAAACGTTCGCAATACCAATCGACTGCCATTTCTGCAGATGCCATAGTGTCGAACATAAAGTTCTGAAGTTCAGTGAGTCGATCGGTTTCGATTGCCATAGAGCAGGGATCTTTGAAGGTGATTTTTTCCATGTGTCTACAATACACGATTTTGGACCCCGTGCTCATTTTGTGTGACACTTAGAGGATCGTCCACTCGCGGCTCCGATTCTCAATAGTGGATGTATATTGAGAACCGGTACGGTTAGTGTTACTTTGCTGGAAAGTTACGGCAGACAGCATCACACAAGGTGCGGATGAGATTCTCACAATCTTCGGGATATTCGTCACCCCAAGTTGCAACGAAGAATTCCTCTACGATACCATCAATGTCCTCCATTAGTTGTTCACGTTGGGTCAACATTTCCAGATTAGTGTTCATTTTGGAATAGGTGAAAGTTGAAACGAAAGACATCAATAATCGGTGTTTCCGTTGATGTAAGATTCTACGTCAAACTTATCATCTTTCTCCCATTCTTCCTTGTATTCGATCACATCGAAGATCTCACCGGGAGCATCAGCGATTTCGGACCAGAGTTCATCAAACATGAGTGAAATTCCTGACGACTTGATAACAATACACGATTTTGGTGCCCTGTGTCGGTTTGGTGGACACCTTGCCGATCGTCCACCGGCAGCTGCGATTCTCAATAATAAAAATACTTGAGAATCGATACAGTTATTATAAAGAATCAGAGGCAACCATTCTCATCAAGTTTGCCCCATTGTGCGGTGTTTCCATACACACCGAAATAGTAACGATTGACGGAGATACCGAAACGCTCATCACCCACGGTTTCTGATACCTCCGGACGAAGATCCATGCCCAGGTAGAACCACTCAGAAATCTGGTAGGGTGTGGAGAATTTAACCTTACGCAGTTGGGTATACATTGCCCCAAGAATTACCGCGCAGATTGCACCAATGACCAGCACATTGTTGATCAATTCTTGATAATCATACTCCATCACATCATCGACGAAGTTGAGAGTTTGTGTGAACATTTTCACAAAAAGTGTAAAGAACTTGTGGGGGGAAAAATGTTACTTTCCCGACCACATTTCTACAATACAGCATCACGAACCCTAGGTCAAGGGGTTGCAACCAGTTCCCAGATTGGCACACTGTTCTCAATAAGACTTGATATTGAGAATCAATAAGATACTAGTGTGCCAATCTGGGAACTGGCAGTTTAAAAGATATCTGCCAGTTCTTTGATGCTAACATCAACATTCTCATCACCCTGCAGGTCTAGGATTTCTCGCCAATCCAGATCTTTCAGGTCTAGATCATCATAACACTCGATGTCTAGAGTAACACTTACTGTACGTTTGTGTGTATACATGAGAGTCTCGTGCGATGTGTACGTATTATATCATGCATAATGACGATATGCAAGTGCGTCATAATCACATGAATCTCGTGCATAATCATCATCTTCATACGTATATGCATCTTGTATATCTCGCATATGATTATATTGATTATGCATATGATAATCGTACATCTCGTCGAAATCATATGTATAAGACTCGTTGTTATTCTCGCACTGAAACTCGTAGTCGTCGTACATGGTTCTCGTAGAGATTGTGTATGATACTCTGTTATTATACTGATATCTCGTGCGAGTGTCAAGTGTTATCTCGACGAGATTCATAAGTGTTCATGATAATATATATAAGATCTCGTAATTTATGTGTAGGTCTCGTAACAATATCTCGTCCCTGTGGGGTTGACAGATGCTCGTTCATGTGCTAACGTCCTAAACTCACAAGTC